TGATGGAATCCATGTGCACTCCGGGGTGAAACGAGAAGGAGGGATACCCTACACTAGGCGCTTTTGCGATTTCAGCCGGACCGAACAGCATGAGCGATTTGTCAGCCCACACACCTATGATGCAGCACCAGCGGTAAAACCAGGCATAAGTGTTTGATCTTAAAAGATTTTATAGAAGGTGTGTCTAAGAACTAACGTTTACGAATGACGCCGCAACGCCACGAGTTACGCCGCGAAATCCGAGAGTTATAGACACAAAAAAGGCCTCACGGAGCGATCCGCGAGGCCTTTTCTTTTCCGTCAAATTGAGTCGAACAACCCGCCCAGCTCGGCCGGCTTCCAGTTCATGATCACCAGCTCGCCGGTGGTCTCGGCCATGCTCTGCCGCTGGTTGGTGTTGCTGTAGCGGATGTCGATGCGCTCCATGTGGAAGCCAGCGAACGCCTCGCGGATATCGGGGTGGTCGTTGATGCTGACCATCACCCGGCCCTTGCTGCGCCGCATGAAGTCGGCCATGGCCAGGTACTGCTCGAAGGGGAAGTCCACGCCATAGCCCTCGGTCTGCCAGTAGGGCGGGTCCATGTAGAGGAAGGTGTGGGGGCGGTCGTAGCGCTCGGCGCATTCCAGCCAGGGCAGGTTCTCTACATACACACCGGCCAGGCGCTGCCAGGCTGCGGAGAGGTTCTCCTCGATGCGCATGATGTTGGGCGCCGGCCCGGTGGTTGCCGTGCCGAAGTTCTGCCCAGCCACCTTGCCGCCGAAGGCGTGGTGCTGCAGGTAGAAGAAGCGCGCCGCGCGCTGGATATCGGTGAGGGTCTCCGGCCGAGTGATCTTCTGCCACTCGAAAAGCTGCCGGCTGGACAGCGCCCACTTGAACTGGCGCACGAACTCCTCGACGTGGTTCTGCACCACTCGGTAGAGGCTCACCAGGTCGCCGTTGATATCGTTCAGCACCTCGACAGGCGCCGGCTGTGGGCGAAGGAAGAAGAGCGCAGCGCCGCCGGCAAAGACCTCGACGTAGCACTCATGGGGCGGGAACAACGGGATAAGACGATCGGCCAGACGGCGCTTGCCGCCCATCCAGGGGATGATCGGTTGGGTCATGTGCAAACCTTTTTACTGTATGAATGAACAGTGCTAGGCTCGCGCTCGCTTCGTGCACGAGGCGGGAGCCTTGGCTGGGCTTGCAGGTACGGTCTGCGAGTTCGGCAGCCGGCCCGGGTGTTGGCGCACCTCGGCCGGCTGCTCTCTTCATTGCGTGAGCGAATCGTAGGAGGCCTCGCAGGCCTGCCCCCTCACTCGGTTGTCGTCGGCGGCAGCAGCATAGAGTCCAGCAGCCGCTCCAAGCCGGCCGAGCAGCTCGGCACGCATTCGGGCGCCGGCTTCTGCTGCCGCGCTGAGCTGGGCAGTGATGGCATCACCGCACTGGCGGGCTCGCTGCTCAGTCTCTGCGTATCGTTGCTGCAGGCGCTGCAGAGCATCACCAGCCCGAGCAGCATCGCCTTGCGCCTGACCAAGTTTCCCTTGAGCATCTTTCTCTACCCCTTCGGCCGCCACCTGGCGGCGCTTCGTCTCAGCCAGAGCCGCCTCCGCCGCCCGGCGATCACGCTCGGCCACCTCGGCGCGGTATCCGCTGTGTGCAGCCTGCTCGGCCACCAGCTCGCCTCGCAGATTCGCCAGACGCAGCTCCTCAACCACTGTCCACAGTCCAAGGACAACGGCCAGCCAGGCCCACAGCGGGACCACCCGCACCCACGCCATCACCGCACCACCTCCAGCGCCTGCGCGTAGTTCTTCGCCCACTTGTGCCGCAGCTCTGCGCGCTTCGTTGCAGTGCCGCGGGTGAAGGCGCCTGGGCGCCAGGTGCGCAGGTACAGCTGCCAGGCGCCCTCCTCGTCACCGAGGCCCGGCAATCTGGCCGGATCGGTGTACAGCAGCAGGCGAGCGAGGCCGGCCGCCAGCACGTCGTCGTGCTCGAGCGCTTCCCAGACAGCACGCGGCCGGGCCGGCACGCCACGCACGGCGCACAGCCCGTGCGCCAGGTCCTGCACATCTTGGTTATGGAAGCCGAGCAGGCCTGTGACCATCCCGCCGCCCTGCTCGGCCTGCCACAAGGAGCGCGCTGGGCCATTGCCGTGCTGACGGCGGTACTTGAGTTCGGACTCCTGCAGGCCGATCGCCAGCAGCATCAGCTCGGCCTGCGGGCTGGTCATCTTCGCGGGCAGCAACGACAGCGCCTCGGCCACAGGGCCGTTGCGGGCTTCTCTTGGGGTCATGAATCCTCCAGGCACAAAAAAGCCCGCACAGGGCGGGCTTGCTCAGCGAAACAGGCCTAGACCTGATCGAGTAAATCCAGCGGCGAGGCGGGACGGGTATAAGGATTGGCCAGCATCCACAGGTGCTGCGGCGTGATGCGCCCCACGAGCTCCTCGCGAAACAGCGGTAAACCGCCCTGGCCCAGCGCCCAGGCGACGAGCTCACTGCAGAACCAGTCCTCTCCCCCCTGCCAATCGCGGCTTCGGGTAACCAGGCCAGCCACGCCTGACCAATCGTATGGCTTGCCCACCTGGCTGCGCGCCGCAGCCAAGACGGCTGCAGCGCTCCCTACACGGAACTCCACCAGCGCGGCGCGGCTGGCTTTCTGGAGCCTGTAGGCCAGCGGCTCCACCACCACGCCAGAGGGCGCTACTGCGCCGACCAGCTCTGGCTGGCCCGTGCTGTCGTCTAGCAGGTCGACATGAGACCAGGCCGACCAGGTGAAGGCGCGGATGGCAAGGCTGCCCGGATGATGACGGCGCGTGAACAGAACACGGACGCTGTCCATGGCTAGGCCTCTTCGCCGTATGCCTGCGGCCAGTTGCCCGTGAAGTCGTAGGCAAGTGGATCAGCGCTCTGCAGCATGGCTGTGCGGTGTTCCTCCGCTGCGGCGAAGACGGCCATGTCACTGGCGGCTCCAGCATGGAAGATAGCCGAGGCCAGCTCTGGGGTCATGGTGACGAAGTCTCCGGCCATAGTTTTCCACTGCACCGCCGGCACCGCTGCGCCCATCATCACCAGGCCGAGCTGTTGGCTTCGACTGAAAGTATCCGAGTGGAACCAATGACCTTCAACCTCGAACCCCCCAAGCTGGGTGCGGCGATCGCGCTCAGCTTTAATTTTCTCCCACGCATGCGCCTCACACTCTGCGCGCGTTGGTCCCTCAGGAGAAACTAGAGTTGGCCGCCCATCAGCGTCAGGCGCCAGCTCCTTGCCAGCAGGACGATTAGCTACCGTAGCGAGAAATACCTCCATCGGGTACTCAGCAGCATCATCAGGCCAGCCTCCGGCAGCTTCATATTTGCTGCGAGACCCTGGCAGATACCATGTGTTGTTGGTGGCGGAGTAGAACATTGATTTCTCCTTATCTTCCAAAGCCGATGAAACCGATGCCCACAGGAAGGCTTCCAGCAAAGGCGGTTACTGTTGTGGTTGTCTTAACGCCCAGAGATACAGGAATGACAGAAGAACCGTTTTGGCAAAGCACACAGGCGAAAGCGCACGTACTCGGGAATGCAACTGGCCATGTAGAAGACGCGCCTTGTGAGCCCAAGTTAGTGGAGAAAATCCACTGAATCAGAAAACTGCCCAAAAATTCAGGGAACTTGATATAGCCATTCGCGGCCATGAGGATGACAAAGCCAAACCGCATCTTTAGAGGGGTAACCGCAACATCGTCCAGAGTCCCAGCGTTAACCTCCGATTGCGTGCCAATACGAAGCACGCCAAGCAGCACCTCAGTGGCCTTGAGGGTCGCCGAGCGGAACAGCGATTTGATGGCGGTGAAGAGCTGGCCATTATCTGCAGGGTTGAGCGCTGCTCCGCTGCCCTCGACCACTGCCGCGATCTCCTCCTGGACCGCATTGAAGTGCTCGGCATTCAGCCGGGTGGCGAGCACGGCATTGGCCGGGTCGCCGTTACGGAAGCCATGCTTGCCGGGACCGAACAGATCCTGCGCAGCGGTTGGGGTATCAATACGACGCATCAGGCATCTCCATAGGCGAAGTGAAGTACGTTATGGGCCGGGCTCTGCTTGCTGATGACGCACTCCACCGTGGTATCACCCCAGGTGGACAGCGCCTCATCGCAGGTCGATTCGGTATCCATGTAGCGGCGGCGCTCGCCGCCGGGTAGGTTGAGGATCCAGACGGAACTCCACGGATCCGGGTCCAGCCCTGCATCGCAGGCGCTCTCGCAGGTCATGGGCCGGAACTCGGTAATCGTGGCGCCGGGGTAGCCGAGACTCTCGGCCAGGGCGATGAAATAGGCCGGGGTGAGCGCACCCCGGGCCAGGAACTTGGCCAGCACCGCCGCGCGGCGCTCGGCGATGGTTGCGCCCGGCAGCGTGCATTCGTCCGGCAGGCCCAGCACAGCTTCCCAGCGGGGCAGTAGCTCGTAGGTGGTGCGCGGGTCCGTCTCCAGCATCAGCGCATCCGCACGGCCATGGCAGGCCGCCAGCTCGCCGCCCTCGGCGCCCAGCAGCGGCTCGCTGAATGGCGCCAGGTCCGGCGCCCAGGCAGGACCGGGGGGCAGCAGCGCGAGGAGCTGCTGCAGGTAGTCAGCAGCACTCATGCCCATGTGATTGCCCCCATGACCGGGAAGTGGCCGGCCGCCATGACCACATCACCGGCAGGCACGCTCAGCACATGGTGCCCCTCGCCCTCGGCCAGGCTGATGGCCTCGCTGATGCGGGAGCGGTAAAGCGTGCCGCCCGGCGCCGCTTCGCGCCGATGCAGATCCGCCAGCGCGCTCGCAACCCTGGCACGCACCTCCGGCGTATCCGGCTCCAGCTCGATGGTATAGGGCACCGCACTCGGGATAGGCGCTAGCGCCAAGGCGTAGGCCGTCACCGGACGGCGCTGATCGATGTAGGCCTGCACTGCAGCGACCACCTGCGGGGTGGGGATGGGGTCGGGCAGGTCATCGCAGACCACCCGGATCACCACCGTGTTGGGCCCCTGCTCTGCCGGATACACCCACGCCCGGGTAACGGACGGGTGAGCAGCCAGAGCCCAGCGCAGATAGTCCGCCGTGCTGCCACCTTGCGGCGGCTCACGCAGGCGCAGCAGCACCTTGGCGCGCAGGCCCTCCACCTTTTCCTGATCCTCACCGCCCTGCAGGCCAGCCTCCGGCACCACGGCTTGCGACTGCACGCCCGGTACCGGCGAGATGAGGGTGAGCGTTTCACCCTCCTCCAGATTGCCGGCCACGCCAGTGCCCTCGCATTGCACCTCGACCAATTGCGGGCTGCTGGTGAGCACAACACTGGCAACGGGCTTGTAAAGCAGGCCTGCACGGCTCTGCCAGCGGGCGGTGAGCGGGATGCTGGAGCCGATGGCACCTACCACCGGAATGGCGCCGGTCGCCGCCGTGGCATCGGTGTACCACTCGCCCAGCATTGAGGCCCAGCGCTCGACGCCCTCCTGCTCAGCCAAGTCGGGCAGGTATTGGGTGGCCTGCCAGTCCAGGTAGCCATAGAGGCCGTTGAACCCCTCGGCCATGACGCGGGCATAAACCTCGGCATCATCACGGCGTAGCTGGTCGACCTGCCCCAACCGCGAAAGCAGATCGGTGCGGATGCGGTTTATGAGCACCGGCAGAGCCGGCCTGGAAAATTGAGACTCAGCCACGGACGGCCCCCCAGATGTCAGCGAAACGAATCTCCAGACGCGCCCCACCGGGCTCGTCCACCAGGATGCGCATGTTCAAGCGGTCGATGCCGCCGAGCTCGGTCTCGACCTGGACGCGCTTGGCTACGCCATCGGTAACCATCCAGGCCAAGGCCTCCTGCGCCAGATCGCGCGCCTTGGCCACGGTGGCGGCCGTCAGCGTCTCGCGGGCCAGCAACCAAAGGCGGGAGCCCCAGCGATCGCCCTGGATCGGCGAATAGGTATCACCCCAGAAGCCCATGCGCGGGCTCTCGGGGGTAGGCAACTCGTCGCCCTCGCGGGCGCGTGCCCAGGTGAACAAGCTGCTGATGACAGCGCGGGCCAGCCGGCTCTCGCGGGCGCCATCCACCAGCCGGCCGGAACCGTCCAGAACCAGTGGGAACTCGAAACTCATGCCACATCCTCCGTCTGGCCACCGCCCACCAGGTCATGCTTGTGGGTCTCATCGATGCGCTTGCCGTTGGCCCAGACCTGGCCGATGAACTTGGTCACGCCGTGCACCTCCACATCGGGGGCCTCGACGATGACCTTGGCGGTTTGAATCCTGACCTCATTAGCAGCCAGCACCTCGACCTTGCCGCCGTTGCGCAGAACCACGCGGGTGCCCTCGTGGTTGAACACGGCCACCTCGCCCGGCTGCAGGTCCGTTGGGCGGTAGCGCCGGTCCGTCTGCACCAGGGCAATGCCGTGGTTGCGGTGGCCACTGAGGAAGGCCAGCACGCTCTCGGCGCCCGGCAGCGCGAAGCCGGTGAGCCCATAGGGCTCGAACAGCTCCACACCGTCCTTCCCTTCACCATCGAGGATCTGCACTTGCAGCAACTGCAGCTTGCTCTGGCTGGCCAGTCCGAGGACCGCACGGGCCAGCAAGTTGCCCAAGCCGCGCTGCAGACTCTTCAACGTCTTCATGGCTTGAACTCCACCAATGTCTCCCCCTCGCCCAGGGCGAAGCCGCCCTTGCCGCCGCGTTTCTTTTTGCCCTTGGCGCTCGGCACCTCGGGCAGCAGCTCGTAGGCCGCCACAGGCGCCACCGTCAGGGATGCCGTGGTGCCACTCTCGTTCTGCAGGTAGTCCACCTCAGCGATGAGCATTTCCAGATCGAAGCCGATGATGGAATCGCGCACGCGCACTCGCATGTTGGGCAGCCACAGCTGGCCGTTGGCCTGCCGCCAGCCCTGCACCACGTAGGTGGTCTGGTAGCTGCGGCCAGCGCGATAGGCTGCCTCCCAGCGCACCCGGTCACGCATGGCCGCCAGGTCGCCCTGGCCGTCCGACTGCACATCGAGCACCCGACGGCGCCTCACACCGCGATCAGGGATGCTCGTCACCTGCCCGGCGACTGCGGCGCCGAAGTCGGTATCGCTGCCCGCGCGCTGGCCCCGGCAGCGGTATTCGGAAAAGCGCTCTTTGAAGTCCAGGCTGGTGGAGGCGCTGAGCACGTTCTGCCCGGTGACCAGGGCGGTGCTCGCGCGCAAGGTGCCGGCCCGGGTGAGCACCTGCCGGCCCTCGGCATCGTCGGTGGCCAGCAGCGCCTTCTGGGTCAGCAGCCGATCAACGCTCTCGAAGACCGACTCCCCCGGATCCAGCTGATGCTCGAGCACCGTGCCGGTCGGTACCGCTGCCACCACCTCCACGCCGTAGGGCGCGGCCAACTCGCCGGCAATGCGCTCGACGCTCACACCGCGCCACTGGCCGGGGGAATGGATGGCCGAGCAGTCCACCAAGTCGGCAGTCTTGCTGCGCCCGCTCACACCCACCGCCACCTGGCCGGCGTCATAGCTGATCGGGGTGGCATCCACGTAGCCGGTGAGCACCTTGTCGGTGCCGAACCAGACCTCGCACAGATCACCCGGGGCAACGCGGCGCGCCAGGTCATTGCCTGGCCAACGGTCGGTCACCACCAGCGAGAAGTCGCGGGCCTGGCGCTCGATACCCGCCGACACGCGCACCTCTTTCCAGCCCTCGTGCCCCTGGCCGTTGACCAGCAGCCGCACTCGCTCTGTCGTCATTCGGTGAGCACCTTCAGTGGGTCAGGGGGCACAAACGAGGGATGCCGCACGCCGTTACGGCTCACCAGCTCGCTGCTGCGGCTGGCATCCCCGTAGAGGTCATAAGCCAGCACCACAGCTGGCAGCGTGGTGGGCGGCGTGTAGCTGCGCAGGCGGCTGGCCGTGATGGCCTCGCTGGCAACGTACTGGCCGACAGCGGCCCGAACCTCGGCCAGCGCCTCGAACTCGGCCTGCTTGACGGCGGGGCGCTCGACCTCCCGGTCCACCACTACGGTGAGCTCGTCCCGCCACTGCATCAGGTCATCGAACACGGGCGACTCGACAGCGACGATCTCGCGGGCCGCCTGGGCGATGCTGCCGCGCGTGACCAGATCGAGCACCGCGCGGCGGTTGGTCAGCACCTGCCGCCGCGCCTTGCTGCTCAACGCCGTGGTGCTGCCAGGCCTGGGGGTGCGGCTGAACATGCGCGCCGCCTGCAGGGCGGGCTGCTTGCCGCCACCAGAAGAACTACCACCGGAGCCGCCGCCCGCGCTGCCGCCGAAGCTGGGGATCATGCCGAGCAACGCCGTGGCCAGGCCGCCGGCATTGCCCAGCAGGTCGGTCCACTGCGCCCCCATCACGCGCCCGTAGATGGTCCTGGTTGCGCCCATGACCTTCTCGATGTCGGCCAGCGCCTCGGTGGAGACCCACTCCGGCAGCTCGACCACGGAGAACAGCTCGGCGAAGCTGGTGGTACTGATCTCCACCAGCTCGTCGGCCCACGACTCCACCCGCAGGGAAGGCACTTCCTCGCTGGTCGGGTACTTGTTCTCGCCGGCCTCGGTGAAGCTCAGGCTCAGGCTGCACAGCCCGCCCTCCTCCATCGAATGGCGAACGCGACAGGCCGGGTTGGCGATTACCTGCAGGCGCCCGTAGAACGGGTGAACCAGCTCACCAGGGCCCGGCGTGCGCAGGGCGGCCAGCAGGTTCTCCAGCTGCTTGAGGTAATCAGCGCCGACCAGCCGAGCCTCTATGTCGATGGACTCGGCGCCGCGTCCCATGTCTTCGACATAGGACTGGTCGCGCTTGGGGTATTCGTGGAGCTGGTTGCGGCGACCGATACCGCCCAGGTCATCCGCCAGATACTCGAACGGCACGCCACGGAACGAGGCGGGCTGTAGCTGATCGCGCCAGGCCATGGTTACTCCAGGCAATAAAAAACCCCGACAATGCGGGGTTCTGTGGATTAGGCAGAGGTCAGTAGAACTTGACCTCTGTTTCCTCTCCAGGCTTAGGGCAGTTCGCTTTGCCGAGCTCCACGAACGTCTTGTCTTTTACGACCTTCGAGATATCGATGATCTTGATCAGATATGGGCTGACACCGTGGTCGGCGGCCGCGATGCACAGATACTCGGCAAAACCATCACGCCGGCTACCGTCGTCAATCACGCCAACATAAAGGTTCTGGTCGGTCATCCAGGTGGCATCCTTCACCTTAGGCTCCTTGCCGCTGAGCAGGTATGCCTTGAAGGCTTCCTGCTCGGCAGAAGGCGCCGCCTGCACAACTGACACCACCAGAGAAAGACCGAGTAAAGCTAGAGCGCGCATGAGAGTCCCCTTCTCATTGTCTGGAGAGGGAACTCTACTGCGCGCATCAGGGCATCGCCAGTGAGCGGTAGCCCACGTCAGCCTCCACCGCCACGCCAGGTTGGTTGGTCGGCATCGGCTTGACCAGCGTCCCGGGCGGCGTGTTTTCGAAGCTCACAGTCACGGCCCCTTGCAGGGTCTGCTTGTTGGCGGCCAGCAGGCTGTTGGTGCCGCGTGGCACTGCTGCGCCCCCCTCACCCTCGCCGCCTTCGGGCTGCTCGGCACCAGTCGGCTGGCCAGGGCCAGCAGCTCCCAGGTTGAGGCCATTCACCATCCAGTCGGGCATGAGCGCGGTCACCGCGCGGATCTGGTCGCCAATGATCTTGCCCAGGTCGATACCGAACAGGTATTTCACCAGGCCGTCGAAAGCATCCATGATCAGCGTGACGATGTTGAACTCTTGCCAGAGCTTGACCATGCCCTGCACGAAGCCCTGGTCGAAGGCCGCCGTCACCGCCTCGAACTTGGCGGTGAAGTAGCTGACGATCTCGTCCCAGCTGTCGTAGATCACGTAGGCCAGGCCTGCTATCACCGCGACTGCGGCACCGATCGCCAAGCCCACCGGGCCGAGCATGATGGCGAAGTTGACCAGCAGCCCCATAGCCTTGGAGCCCACCAGCAGGGCCTTGGAGAAGCCGCCAAGGATGCCGATCACCTTGAACGCCGTACCGCCTATGCCCCACAGCGCACCACCCACGGTGACGAGCGATGAGAGCACCTGCGCGCCAAAGATCACGCCGATGGCGATGGCGATGGTTTTTAGCCCACCGAGCGCGTCTACGGTGTCGCGCACCCCGACCGCAAAACCCTTTATGTCCTTCCAGAGCTGCGGCCAGTCAATGCTCAGCACCCATTCCCGCAGCTCCTTCCAGGCCTTCACCAGCTCGTCGGAGACGGCCTGCGCGAAGGCTTGCAGGGAGCCATCCTGCTCCATGCGCTGGATGGTCTCCAACAGCTTGCTCAGGTCAGCCTTGAGCACCTCGAAGATGCCGGCATCGCCTACCATCTTGAAGACCTTGGTGATGGTGTCCTGAAGGTTGGACCACATGCCATCCCAGGTGGATGACAGTTTGTTCATTGCGCCGGCATAGCGGCCGTTCCAGATCCCCTGGATCACCGCCTGAATCTGCTCGCGGGAGTTCTTATCGGCAGTGGCCACCATGGCCTTGCCGTTCTCCTGCCAGCGGTAGACGATCTGGTCCCCAGCGGTCTCGGCCGTAATGCCGAATTCCTTGAGCCGCTCGTTCTCGCCAGTCATGGCATCGGCCAGGGCCTCTACCGCCTGCTCCAGCGGCTTGCCCATGGCGGCGGCAGCATCACCTGCAGACTGCAGGGCACCGGCCTGCGGGTCGATCCCGTAAGCCCTGAGCTTTACGAAGGCGTCGGTGACGCCGGCCAGCTCGTAGGGGGTTTTCGCGGCGAAGTTGGCCACCCAATCCATCGAGGCCTTGGCCTTGTCGGAACTCCCCTCCAGCGTTTCCAGAATGGTCTGGAAGCGCTCGAACTCGGCCGAGGTGTTGACCACCTTGGCACCCAGCATACCGATGCTGCCGATGCCGGCGCCACCGAAGATCGCGCCCAGTGGCGCCACCACTCCGGAGAGGGCGCGCTGCAGGCCGGCTGCTCCGGTACCCAGGTCAGCGAAGGCACGCTTGAACGGCCGCAGCTGACGCTCGATGCGCTTGAGCGGCTGCGTCACCCGGTCGATAACCGAGAGCACAGCCGTATAGGTCGACTTAGACACTGGCCGCCTCCCTCTCTTCCCTTGCCATGCGCAGCGCCTGCCGTTCCCACAGCAAGCGGCGCGAGTGCGGCAGCCGCAGGATCACGTCCGGCGACACACCGTAGAACCGGGCCAGGTTGAAGCAGGCCTCGATTATTCGCTCTGCTCCTCCTCCGTCTCCGTCTCCTCCGGGTCCGAGGGCATTAAAAAAGGGAGCAGCTTCAGGAAGGCAGCCTTCCGATCCCCCGGCGCCAGAGCCTCGGCAGCGCTGCGCGGGATCTTGGCCAGTTTGACGATGTAGCTGATGGTGACGCCGGGCAGTTCCTTGATGCCGCGATCAGCCGTGAGCATGTAGGGCTCGCCCAGCTCGACCACCAGCTTGCCGCTGGGCTCGGCCAGCTGCAGTACCTCGATTTTCCGGCCATGGGCCTCGACGGGCTTTTTCAGCGGTACGCTCAGGTCGCTCAGATCCATTTGCCTTCCTTCCCTTCAAACTTCAGGTTCATCTTGCCCTCGGCGCCGTCCAGCTCTTTGGCGCCGGCTACCCAGGCCTGCGACAGAACACCGTTCATGCCGTTGGCCAGGTTGGCGGTGACCACCAGCTCATCCTCGTCCAGCTTCTTCATCGGGAAGCCGGGCGGCACGAACACCTCGATGTCGATGAAGGGGACGCGCGGGGTTTCCTTGTAGCCGGCCACGCCGGAGAGGCCCGCGAGCCCCTCCTTCTCGGTCTTGTCCAGGGAGCAGAGGATCTTGCCGGCCAGCTCCAGCTGGTCGCCGCCCACGCTGATGAAGCAGACGCCTGCGATGCGGTTTTTCATGGGTTGCTCCCGTTATCAGTAGTTCAGGCGGAACTGGTTGAGCACTGCGAAGATGCGCAGCTGGTTCACCAGGTCCGGCGGATAGAGCACGTTCACCCGGTTGGGGTTGGTCTCATCGATCTCGACGATCAGGTTCTCGGCGAACAGGTCACCGCGCTCGGTGATGGCCAGCGACTCCAGCTCGGCGTAGTCGGCCACCAGCCGGCCCTTGATCATGCTCGGCGTGGCCACGCCCTCCGGCACGCGGATGCCGTCACTGCGCAGCGCATGCCGGCCGAACTCGCTGGTTACCCCTGCGCGCAGGTGACGCATCACGTAGGCCAGCTGGTGGAGCGGTTCGCTGTCCAGGTAGCTGGTGTCCGGGCTGCTCCAGGCGTTCTTCTGGTAGGTGGTGATGGAGCGCTCGATGCGCACCAGGCCATCCTTGCCGTGGTAGTGGGTGGCGATACCGCTGGTGAGCAGGGTCTGGCGCTCGGTGAGCGTCAGGCGCTCATGCGGCAGCGGTGCCATCACACCGGAGATCTCGCCGGTCTGAGTCGGACGCGATACATGGGCGCTCAGCAGCGACGCTTCGCGGGCCACGCGGGCCGCCACGTACTCGTAGTCGCAAGCACCCACGTTCGGCTCCAGGCCGAAGATGGTGGCGTGCTGGTCGTTACGACTGACGCCGAAGGCCTGCAGCTCGCCCAGCGTGCCGCGCTTGGCGGTGTAGACGTGGCCGAAGATCTGCCGCGCCCAGCTCCAGCGGCCGGTGGTGTCGTTCATCTCGGCACGCAGGGCATCGAGGCTGGCGGCATCGGCGAACGGCGTGCCGATGAAGTCGTATTCCTCGTCGCCCAGGTTGGCGATAGCGCCGGCCAGAGACGGGGCGCCGGAGCCCGGAGTGGTGACGACCACCGCGCCGGCGGTGATGCCGGCGGGCAGCTGCTCGCCACCGAGGGCGCCGCGACGGTTCAGGCTCAGGTGGATGCCGTTGCCAGTCTCGCCTTTGTCCTTCGCGGTCACGGTCAGCACACCGCCAGCAGCGGCGGCGCTGATCGGCAGGCGCGGATCGCCGGCAATGGCAGCAGCCACAGCGGTGGCCACGGCGGCGGCGTTGTCGCCGCTGGTGATGGTCACCGGCAGGCGGGTGGCGCCCACATAGAGCGCCATGGTGCGCGACTCGGTGGCGGTACCGGTGAAGGTGATGGTCTTCACGGCAGCGACGCCTGCGGCCGGCGCGGCCACCGGCAGGCACCAGAGTTCGGTGAACAGGTTGCCGGCGCGGAACTTCTCGACCATGGCAGCCAGCATCGAGTCGGCGCCGAACAGGGCGCGGGCCTGGTCTGCGCTGGAGCACAGCACCGGCACATCAGCGACAGCGGTGCCGCTGGCGGACTTGAGGCCCAGCAGCAGGGCGCGGAAGTCGGGGTTGAAACTGTTGGCCTTGCTGGCATCCAGCTCGACGTAGAAGAACGGGACGCGGAGGCCCGATGGAATCTGAGAAAAGGTCATGCTGCTCATGGCGCGCTGGTCCTCGGTTTCTTCTGCTTGGGTTTCTCGGTGGTCACGTCGCCGTCATTGAGGCGGCGGGTCCAGAACGGTCCGGGCTCGACCTTGGCCCCTTCTTCGGGCAAAGCCTTGCCGGTGGCCGGGTCGATCACGACGCGGCCAGGCGTTGGGTAGAGGCGCATGGGCTACTCCGGTAGGTCGATGGTCGCGCCCGCCTCGATGCGGCCGTCCGGCCCCACGGTGCGCGGGTTGGGTTGTGCGGGGTTGTAGTGCTGGCCCGGCACGTTGTTCGGGTCTACCTGGGGGTTGATCACGTCAGCGCGTACATCAATCCCCGCCAGCCTCGGCAGGCCGGCGACGATGCCGGGCTGCGCGGTATCCTCCACGCCCAGCTCGGTCTCGGCGGCGAACTCCAGCTGGTAGTAGAGCCGGGCAGCATCCATCAGCAGGCCTTGCCCGCCCTCGTAGAACAGACCGTCATACTCGGGACCAGGCGGCCAGAGCAGCAGCGCACGCCACACCTCGGCGCGCAGGCTATCCACCGTGGTGACGGCGGCCTGGCCGCGCCGGTCGCCGCTGTTGTCCAGCACCATCACCACCGCCACGCGATCTGTCAGCGCCTGCCGGTAGCGGTTCTGGCTCTCCTGCTCGCCGGCCCGGTCATCCATGGGGATGACGAAGGCCGCGGGCAAAGCCACCTTGGCGTTCTGCGGCAGCGCCGCGAACTCGGCGGCGCCGGCCACCCTTTGCCCGAAGCTCGGGCAGGTGGCGCGCAGCCGCTCGATCACATTGTCCAGGTTCATTTCTGCCCCTTGAGCGAGGTGGCCATTGCCTTCGACAACTGCCGATTGAAGCGGGCCCGGTAGCGCCGCATGGCCATGGTGGTGGCGTTTTTACGCTTAGCCATGGTGGCGGTGCCGTACACCAGGAAGGCCGGGTAGAACGGGCTTTTCAGCCCTTTCTTGGTCGAGGGTCCGATCCAGGCCGCCAGCTGGTTGTCACTGCGCCGAGCCAACACGCTCTCGGCCAGCTTGCCGGTACGCTTGGCCGGCAGATCCCCCGGCGACGAGGCCTGATAGGTGCCGCTGCCCTGCATCGGATATTGCCGGCCACCGCCAGCACCACCGAGCAGCGCCTGGATCTCCTTTTCCACATCGTCGGAGGTATCCACCACGATGCGGCGGATCTGGTCCAGATCGAAGCGCCAGCCGAGATAGCCGGTGACTGCGACCCGCAGGAAGGAACTGGTGGCAAGGCTCATCGCTGCAGCTCCTCGCAGTCCATCAACGTCCAGCGGCCCCGCTCCTCCCAGTCGCTGACGCGACGGATGCGGAAACGGCGGTCGCCCTTTGAGACCTCATGGTCTGCAGTAATGCCCGGCCGGAAACGGATCACGATCCGGTGGGTGATGGTGTCGCCGACTTGTCGACTGCCGACCCAGGTGGCACCACCAACTGGGAACAGGCCCGCCCAGATTGGCTCGGGGTTGCTGAATACCGTGTTCAGGTCGGTAAAGGCATCCGGCACATCCTGACGCAGGGCAATAGTCACCCGGTGCCGGAGCTGGCCGGCACGATATCCAGAGGCGGTAGACATGTCAGAACCTCGGTGGCACTTCGATCTCGGCCAGCAGCGAATCTGTGAAGTGCGAGGGCAGCTCAGCCAGGATGGTGCCGACCACCAGGGTCTCGCGGAATTCGTAGGCGGTGGCTGCATTCATCAGCAGCCACGAGCGCACTCCCGGGTAGGCATCCGGGTCGAACCCCGCCTTGTAGCGAACACGAAGCACGCCAACAGGACGGCCTTGCGGGAAATGCAGGAAGCTCTCCCGCTGACCTCGCTGGAGGTACAGAGGGGCGGTCAGCAGCTCAGTACTACCGTCTGCCAGCACGCGGTGGACTGATACCACCTCGCCAGCCTGGCCGACATCGAGCGCCGCACCGGTTGCTCGCCCCTCAGCCCAGTCCTCTTCATACTCGGCTGCACGAATCGCGGCACCGGTGCGCTGTTCGGCCTGAGCCGTGACTCCCGGGATGATGACCTGCTCGATCAACTCCGGCTGCAGATCATCCGGCTCGACACGGCACTGGCGCGCCACATCAGCCAGGGTGATCACAGGATCACCGATGTACGCGATGCGTCGGGCCATGGTCAGGGCTTCTCGTCGGCGTCTTCGTTCTGCGCATCAGCAGCGCCGTCTGCAACCTGCTGTGCAGCGGGTTGCGGTTGTTGTTGGGCAGCTTGCTGGCGGGCGCCCGCCTTGACCTTGCCTGCCAGCTCGGCCACCCCGGCTTCGACCAGTTGCTCAGCCTTCTCGGCGGGGAAACCAGCCAGCTCAGACGGGCCGTAGCCGTTCCACGGCTTGGTGAATTTCACAATAGTGGGCTTGCTCATTTCATCACCTGCGATCAGGAATCAGGGAATGCCCCGCCTTGTGGCGGGGCGTTCAATTACATGCCGGCGCCCCAGGTGACGGCGGTACCCACAGCGACAGACTCGACATGGCGCGGACCGAAGTCGTGCTTGCTGATCACGCGGATCAGGGTCTGGTCGCGCTGGAAGGCGCTGATCATGTCGCCGTTCCCATCCTTGTAGGTGGCCTCGGTGCTGATGGCGATCGCCAGGGCCTCGTCCTCACCGATGTAGCAGTCGGCGAAGTTGACGAAGTAGATCTCGGATTCATTGCCACCAGCACCGAGGTTGGTCGGGATCTGCGTGGTGAGGGCGAACTTGTAGCCCTTGAGCAGGCCGGCATCGATCTCCGGGTAGGCCTTGTTGCCGTTGCCATCGCGCAGCGACTGCAGCCAGCGGATGGTGCGCGGGTGCATGATCCAGCCGCAGGCACCCAAGTCGACGTTGGCCACTTCCAGGCGCAGCATCAGCCCGCCCAGGAAAGCATCGATGTCAGCCAGGGTCACGCCGGCCGGCTGCGGCACGATGTTGCCGGCCGGCGCCCAGTAACGCAGGCCCTTGGGCAGCACGCCAACGCCGGAGCCGCGGATGAAGTGCAGATCCTCGGACAGCGCCATGCTGGTGGCCAGGTCGGAACTGACCTGCTGATCCACGCGCGGGCTGACGCCGGCCACCGCCAGCAGATCGTTGGAGATCGGCACGATGGCCGCGGCCTTCTTGGCCGACAGCTTCAGGTCGCCGAAGGTCATGCCGGTCAGGGAGATATCGGTCTCGGTGCCGATGTAGCTGACCGAGGTATTGCCGGTGATGCGCGGAATGGTCAGGTTGCCATTGTTCAGCGGCAGGCTGACGGCACCCATGCGGCGAACCACCGACTTCGGACGCAGCGATTCGATCACACCGCCGCTGAAGTTGGTCGGAACCAGAACGCCACCGGCGCCCGGGGTGACGGTCGACAGCGCCATCTGCACGTCGGAATTGAAACCCTGATCCTTGGCCATCTCGGCAGCCTGGTGCTGGTTGCCGCCGGCTTGAACGATCAGGCGAACCATTTGCGCCATGGCCACCTTCGGGTCGGTGTCCTTGTGCAGCTGGCTGACCACAGCGGGCGGCCCAGCAATGCCTTGGGCACCCTCGCTGACCGGCACGGCTGCGGCCGCACTGGCGCGCTCGGCAATCTCCGCGCGGCTGATCTTGTCGGTCAGCGCATTGATCTGACTTTCCAGGCTGGTGAATTGGGCCAGCTGTTCGGCGGTCAGGCTACCGCCTTCGGCCTCGATCTTGGCCAGCGCCTGCAGCTGGTCATTGAGTTTGGCGCGTTCGCTACGCATTTGAAGTACAAGGGACATACGTGCCTCCTGGGCATGAAAAAGCCCGCACATGGCGGGCCTGGTTGACTGCCGCGAACGCGGTCAGAGTCGGGTCTGGATATTGAGCGCGGCGGCGCGCAAGCCGATGCGACCCTGTTGGCGCATCACTCGGCTGTTGGCCACTGCTCGGGAAATGTGGTCCACGGCATCCTGCGGGCTCTGCAGACGATCGGCCAAACCGGCCGCGATGCCAGCCTTCCCGCGGTACAGCGCGGCTTCCGTTGCCATCACCTGCTCGGGCGTCAGGCCGCGATACTCGGCCACAGCGCTGACGAACAGCTGGTAGCTCTCCTGCACGATGTCCTGTAGCACCTTCAGCGACTGGTCGCTAATCGGCTCGTGCGGGCTGAGGTCGTTCTTGTGCGCCCCAGCGAAGACCGTGGTGACCTTCACGCCCATGTTCTCTTCCAGCTTGGAGCGATCCATGTGGCTGGCGATGACACCGATGGAGCCGACACCACTGGTCTGGCTCACCACCAGCTCGGAGCAGGCCGAGCCGATCAGGTAGCCTCCGCTGTAGGCCATGAAGTTGACCAGGCCTGTGATGGGCTTCTGCTGGGCCAGAGCGCGGATATCGGCGGCCAGCTCGAAGGCACCGATGGCTGACCCGCCCGGGCTGTCGATGTCCAGCACGATGTGCTCGACCAGCGGGTCTGCGACTGCCGCCTTCAGCTGCTGTCGCAGGCCCTCGTAGCTGGTCATGGTCTCGCAGGGGTTCATGTGGCTACCGCGGCTCACCAGCACCCCGTGCACCGGCAGCACCTCCACACCGGTCTGCGCGATGGCAGCCCGGCGCTGCTCCTCCAGGCGCTCCATGCGGACGCTGGAGTAGTCGTCATCCTCCATGACTTGCGGCGTAGCGGGTGCCCCGATGTTGATGATGTTCAGGTTCATCGTGCGGTTTGCCCACTGCACACCCAGGTCGAGCATGTCGGGCGTCACCAGCAGAGGCTGGTTGAACAGCAGGCTTGAGGCTCGGAGGTATTTACTCATTGGCCAGGATCCTTTCGATCTCGCGCTGCTGCAGCTCGAGCTGCGCTCGCACGTTCGGGTTGTTCAGGTCAGGCATGCCCTTGCTGGCGTCCACCATGTTGAGCGGCTGCAGGTACACGCCACCACCGGGGACCGGCGGCATGTTCTCCAGTCGGCGGATATCGTTGACCGATAGCCAACCCCACTGGCGCCCGATGGCATAAGCCTCGTAGCGGCTCTTCTGGTCGCCACGCAGCAGGCCGGACAGGTTGAACTCGATGAAGTAGTCGCGGCGATCCTGCGGCAACAGGAAGTCGCGCATCATGGCCTGTTCGTGCCGCTTGACCCACGGCAGCAAGCCGAAAACCACGAACTGAATCAGCAGCTGTTCGATGGTGTTGTAGTTGGCCTTCTCCAGGTCATTCACCATCGGCAGCGGGATCTTGTACATCCTCGCCACATCGGTGCCCGTGAGCTTGAGGATGTTCACGATCTCGGCATCGACGTGGTTCATCGACACCGGCTTGAAGGCCATGCCCTCCTGCAGGAAGGCGACCTTCTTGGCGTTGTCCATGCCGCCGAACTTGCTGCCCCACTGATCGAGGATGCGATCGATGGTCGCCTGGTCCTTGATGGCCGGCGCCTCGCGGGGGCGCTCGATAACACCGGAAACGGCCACGCCATTGGCAAAAGATTTTCCGGTGTACTGCCGCACAGCCTGGGCAAGCCCAACGGCCTCGGCGTGCAGCTCGATAGGTGACATGCCCACGTAGTGGTTGAGGCTGCCCCAACGCACGTGGTGCACCATGCGCATGGGCACAGGCTCATTGCTACCGATGCGGTAGTAGGGCAGCAAGTCGGCGCCCTTGAGCACCTGCGTGGCATCGTTCATCAGCGGCCACAGCGCCTTGACGTTGCCGTCGTCGCGCCTGTCGATCCAGCTGAAGCTGTTGCCTCGCAGGCCGCAAGCCATTTGCTTGCATTCCTGAAATTCGTAGGGCGTCTGGAATCCGTTGGGCTGGTAGCGAAGCACGTCATACAGCGGGTGGTTAATTGCAGCCTCCCGCTGCCCCTTCTCCCTGCGGTGGTAGAGTTCCAGGGGTAGCTGCCCCATGCTCTCGGCCAGCAGGGTCACGCAGTTCTGCAGGATCGGAACGCCGAGAGCAGTTTCGGGCGTCACCTTGATCCCCGTGCTGTTACGACCAGAACCGATCAGCCCGCGCCAGAAGTTGCTGCTGCCGTCGCTGACGCTGCCCTGCCCACTGGAGAGCACGCTGGAAAAGAACATGCTCAGCCTCCTTTGGTCATAGCGGCGACCGCAGCCGCCTTGTCAGCAAGGCGAGCCCAGGCCAGCAGCCCACCCCCCGCAACGATGAATGCAGCCGGCACATGCAACATGGCCACACCCGCCACCAGCAGGCCGAAGCCCAGCAGCCCGGCCAGCCAGGACAGGATGACCAACTTCATATTCCGACCCCTTCTTCCTCGTAGATTGATTTGCCGCTGCCGGCCGCGGTCGCGCCGCTGATGCCAGTAGCCATGATGGCGGCGACAATCCCGTCGATTCGCCCGATAGCCTTGGCCTTGTCTACCTTGCGGTTGCCTGCAGGGTCCGACACAGTGATGGCGTTACCGGCGTTCCAGGTGAGTACCGGGTTGCCGTCGTGACGCAGGGTCTCGATCTCCACCGGAGCACTATCCAGCAGCTCGTAATCCTCCGGCGCCAGGTCGATCACCTCTGGCTCTGGCGCTATGCCAAGCAGACGCCGCTCGAACTCGTCAACCGCCGGCCCCATGTCCTTGAAGCCCTGGCCGAACCCGACCAGCTCAGGCAGCTCAATGCTGTGCTCCGCCATCAGCTCGCGCAGGTCTTCGATACGCCAGCGGTCGTAGGCGATCTGCTGCACCTCGAAGTAGTGGCAGATGGTTTGCAAGCGCCGCAGCACATGCAGCTTGCCGATCGCCCGGCCGGGCGTTGTCTCCAGGTGCTTCTCCTTGATCCACAAGGCATAGGGCACCTTGTCCCGCTGCTCGCGCTTGTCCAGTTGGTGATCTGGAATCCAGAAATAAGGCAGCAGGCGCCAATGCGGATCGGCCGCGGTCGGGTAGAACAGCAGCACGAAGGCGGTCAGGTCCGTCGTGCTGGACAGGTCGAGACCAGCAACGCAGGGACGATTGCGCAGCACGCGCATCGGCACGCGCTCCTCAGCCTGGCTCCAGACGTCCCAGCCAATCCACGGGGAGTCAGCCTGCGTCCACTCACAGAAGTTGAGGCGCCTTACCACGGCCTCCTTGGCTGGCAGACCGCGCGCTTCCTGCACCTGCTCGCGCAGGTACTTGCGCCCGGGGATGCCATCGGCCTGTCCCTCGGGGATGTAGTCCAGCGACGGGTTGACCTTCGGCCAGCAGGACTCATCGGTGAACGGGTCATCCCCTTCATCCAGCGAACAGATGAAGGCGAAGAAGTTGTCGTTCTCCTCCTGCCCGGCGCAGATGCGCACGCCCAGGTCATGGTGCTGACCGCAGACCGTCTTCTTGTCCGAGCCACTGTTGGTGATCATCACGATCATCGCGCGGCGACGGAACTTGGTACCGGCGCGCATCATGTTCACCGCGCTGGCGGTCTTGTGCTCGTGCAGCTCATCGATGAGGGCGATGTGCGGCCGCGGGCCGGACTGGCCGTCGTCGGAGCTGATCGCCCGGAAGAAGCTGTTGGTTATGGGGTAGAAAAGGTTCCAGACCTTTTCGTCCCGACCCGACTGCACCAGGCGACTGCACAGGGCCGGCGACATGTTGACCATGCTTACCGCATCGCGGAACAGGATCTGCGCCTGATCACGCTTGGTCGCGGCAGCGTATATCTCAGCTCGCTGTTCCTTGTCGGATACCAGTCCATAGAGACCGATGCCGGCCACCAGCGGCGACTTGCCAGAGCCCTTACCGGTCTCGATGTAGGCCATTCGGAACCGGCGGAAACCATCGTCGGTGTACCAGCCGAACAGGCTGCCAACCACGAAAGCCTGCCAGGGCGCCAACAGGAACGGCTTCCCCTCATAGTCGCCACCGTTGAGGCACAGCACGTCCTCGAAGAAACCGATGGCGCGGTCCGCCTCTTCCTGCCTCCAGACCAGGCCACGTAAGGCACCGCTCTTCAGGTCTCGCAGATGGCGCCGACAGGCGTTGCGCACATGCGGCCCGGCGACGATCTTGCCGTCCAGCACATCCAGCGCGAACGCCTTGACGCGGCACTCAGTTGAAGTAGCGGTCTGCTGCGTCTCGTGCGTCATGGGGGAATAGCTCGCCTTGAGGCGCGGCGGCCTTCATGTTACGCCGCGCGATCGGCGAGAAGCCGAACAGGCCTCCCGCCTGGTTGGCCCGGCGCTCGGCATCATTGGCCAGCTGCCGCCAGATGCTGATCTGCTTGGCACCGCTGGCGTAGGTCTGCACATCACCGGCACCCTCTGCCTTGGCATTCTGCTCGGCGATCATGCGGCGGAAGCGCGTCCAGTCGGCAACCGCCTCGCAGTAGGTAGCCAGCGCCATCATGTCCAGGGTGCTGACCCAGCCCAGGCTGAGCAGGGCAGCCACTACCCGGTCCCACTCTTCAGCAGCAGCCTGACTCAGGAAGTCAGGCTTAGGCGGCGCGGCGGTTGGTACCGCAGGCTCATGCGCTGCGGCCTGCAGCGCGGCCACGCTCTGCTTGCCCGGGTTCCCACGCAACAGGTGAACGGTTGCGGGCAACCCGGGGCGCCCTGAATTGCCATTCCCGGCCATATCAATCTCCTGCATCTTTAGACCCCCCACCCTCCATTTTTCCCGGCGTTGCGAACGAAGGGGACCGGGCGGTCTAGAAGGCGAGCGGCGGAATGTTTTTCACCCCCCCTACCCCTGGCCAGGGCTATGCCCGGCGGTTCCAGTGGTGAGCGGGGTCCGTGGGGCGGCCCGAAGCATCGCACCCGACGCGGCGCCCGGACTTCTCCAGGCGCTGCTTCACCGAGTCGTGACAGTGCTTGCACAGCGACTGCCAGTTGTCGCGCGACCAGAACAGGCGCCATGCCTCACTGATTCGCTCGGCGATCCCGCTCTGCTTGGCCTCGGTAAGCCGCGGCGGAATCTTGTGGTCCACAACCACAGCCGCCACCGGCCGGTCGGGGGTGCTGCACTCGGCGCAGTAGGGATGGCGACGCAGGTGATCCTCCCGCGCCAGCTGCCAGCGGTAGCCGTATCCGCGCGATGCGCTGCCGCCCCGCTGCTCAGCTGCCATTCTCGATGTCCGTGAGCTTGATCCGCAGCAGCCTGATGGCCAGCCGACGCACAGCCTCGACACCGAAGAAGCCGAGCGCACCGCCGATGGCGACAGCCAGCCGGCCGAGTGGCGCCTCGAACTCGGGCCAGAAGAACCCCAGCACCAGGGCTGCCAGTGCGGTACCGGCCACGGCCAGCACGCCGCAGAGCAGACCTTCCAGCAGAATCCGCTGCCAAGCCTTCTCCTTCCGGTCGTACATCACCCGGAGCACCGCGATCACCATAGCCATGAGAAACCCCTGCACCGTCGGCGACGGCTGACCAAGCCATTCGAGGACCGCAGCCCACAGACCGGGATCTTTCGTATCCATCGTTCAGCTCTCGGTTGGGCCACCGATGGCGGCGGAAGAAAACGCCCGACTGCCGCGGGCAAAGCCCAGGCGCCGCGACGCCCGGGGGAGGAAAAAGAAAACCCCGCCGGAGCGGGGTTTTGCAGGTGCCCAGGCGGGGTGGCCTGGGGCTTGTCGGCACAGCACGTGCGCTCGGTTGCTCGGTAGGCGGACCTATCGAATCGTGGGGACTTTGTACCGGCGAAAGGACAAACCGAAAACCCCCTATTAACGGTTGTTCCTGACGGGGGCTTGCCGGGGCGCTACGGCGCCGACTGGCGCCGAGTCGCCCGACGAACGGTCAGCAGCTGGCCGGCGATACAGCTCAGCACCACGCCCCGAGTGCGCCTTGGCAGCCTGCTGCAGCGATGCCGCCCGCAGCCGATCACCCTCCCGCTTCGCCATCCACAACGCCGCCTTGCGTGCAGCCATACGCGCCAGCAGCTCAGCCTCAAGCAGCTTGTGCAGCCGCTCGACCGCCCGGGTGTACGCCCGGCGCCCGGCATCACCCCGGCCCAGGTCGAGGTCGCGCACCTGCTCCTCCACCGTCAGCGCCGGAGCGAAGGTGTACCGGCGATACGCCAGGCGCCGCAGCAGCTCGCCGCCCTCGGCCCGCTCAACCGCTGCCAGCGCCGCACTCACCTCGGCCACCAGGTAATCAGGCCCAGCCCCTGCCAGCAGCATCCGCGAGCCAGCAGCCCCAGTGCGCGGCGGGCAGCCCTTCCACTCCACCAGCGTACCGGCCGGGCTACCCAGGCCACCGCTGGGCACGCCGCAGAGCACAGCCTCACCCCAATGCTGCAGAACCGCTTCAATCGCCTCGTTCATGCTGTGCCTCCCCCTGCAGTAATCAGCGCCGCGACGACGCCTTTTCAAACTCCGCATCCAGCCGAACCTTCCGTGCAGCCAGCGGCTCGAGCATCTTCATCACGGCCAGGAAATCCGGCAGAGAATCAGTCACCAGGATGTAATCCAGATTCGAATCATCAAGGTTCACATCGAACAGATACCGGACCCCAGGCAGCTCGCCCTCAGGCCGAGCTGCATCCAGGCGGTTGTAAAGGCGATACACGCCATCGACCTCGTCATAAAGCCGGAACTTCAGCAGGTCGCCTAAAAACACATTCTCGAAGTCCTCCCATTCGGCCCAGTCGTCCCGCACCAGACTCTCCAGCGTCTCGGCAGCCTTGACCAGCTCACCCTTCTCAACCTTGTAAACAGCCATTCCATGTACTCCTACGGTTAAAAACTTCTGTCTGATTCGTGTCGGAATATCTGTCTGAATGATTTTTCTTTAAAAAACATGCAGTTAATTAAAGTTCAGACAGTCCGACAGCAGAATCGATAAAAACCATACATGCGCGCACGCGCGATGTCTCTTTCTCAGATATGCGTCGGAACGTAGGAAACCAGCGATCTAGAGCGCCTGCGTCCTGTCGGAATATCTGTCTGATATGTGTCGGAATGTCGGAACATCACGCCGCCTCGGCCAGCTTGTAGCGATCACTCAGCGCCCCGTGGAAAGCCCGGCACTGCAACGCCACATCCTTCAGCCAGTCCGGCTCATCACGTCGCGCCTCTAGTGCCTTGGGCATGTAGATACGGCACGTCTTGAAGTCAGCATGCTGATCAGGAAACTTGATGTCCTTGCGCACCTGCACCAGGTCACGCTGGATTTCCTGATAGAACTCCCGCTCACGTCGCTTGAACTCATTGGCCCGCTCACACCATCGGCAGAACGCCCGGTACAGATCACCCGCCACCGCCGCCCCATAGGGCAGATCCAGCTCGCCCCGTTGCCACACCCTCAGGAAGTAGCGCGCCGGGCTCAGGCTGCCCTCGATGAGCGCCTGTTTTTCCTCGTTCAGCGGCGGCTTCGTGTGCTCGTTGAAGCCATCCATGGGCAGGGTCAGCATGTACTGATAGAACGCCTCCACCCCGCCGTTCTCGATCTCATGCACAAGCTCGGTGAAGTACTCCTTCGGCGGCACCTGGTCCACGTACAGCACCAGATATCGCCGGTCGCCATCGTCCAGCTCCAGCGGCACCGTCGAGTTCGAGAGGAACACGAAGTTCAGGTGGTTCCGCTCCTCCCGCAGGCTCTGCATCTTCTCGTTGATCTGCAGCGTCTCGCCCGTCACCAGGTGCTTCAGCAGCCCCTTGTAGTGGCGCATCTCCTGACGGCTCACCACCTCTTCGGCCAGCGCATACAGCTTGCGGCTCTGCCAACCGGTGAACTGGCTCTCCAGCTGCGCCTGGCCGATGGTCACGCCGTACTCGCCATAGATGCGTTTGACCACCTTCTCCCACACCAGCGATTTACCAGGCCCCTCCGCACCAAACATTACGATGGAGGTGGCCATCTTCGCGCCGGGGTTCTGCAGCGGGTATGCGATCCAGCGCAGCACAAACAGATACTCGTCCTTCCGGTTTCCACACAGCCGCCCGAGGTGAGCCAGGATTTTGCGGCAGCCCTCCTGCCCCACTGGCGCTGGGGCCATCTTGAACCCGTCGTACAGGTTCAACATCGTCGGCCCGCACTGCTCGGTCGGGTCGAACAGCACATCCTCGGCCACACGACGATAGGGGCTCTCCTGCCACAGCTTGATTCGCTCCCGCCCGACCACTTCGCGCAGCGCCGCCAGCTTCACCATCCGCCGGCGATTGCAGTCCCACACCAAGTCAGTGCCGTAGATCAGCACGAAGTCTTTCAGCAGCTCCTGCTCACCAATGCGAAAGCCCCCCTCGCCCCCCGGTGTGTGTGCACCGGCCGAGTCCGGCCCTGCTTCACCGCTCGCAACGGTGGGGGCGCCGGGGAGGTTGCTTGCGGTCAAGGCATCCCTGTCAGTCATTGATTCAGGCTCATCCAGAGGGACGTGGGAATAGTCAGCCGGTGGCGGCTCAGGCGGCCTCGGGCCGGATCGCTTGTGCTCCAGGCCAAGCGATCGCGCAGCAGCCTTGATCGCCGCCGAGGTATCGCCGTTGTGCTCCAGGATGCAGAACACATCGAAGGCATCGTTCATGTGCCCATTGGCCAGCGGGTCGGAGCCGTGGTGCGAATACAGGCGCTGCTCGCCCTGCTCATCCACCACATTCACCCCAGGCAGGCCGGTGGAGCTCTGCGGCGCGAGCCACTTGCGCCCGCGTTTGATGTAGCCATGCCGCTGCAGCAGGCTCTCGATATCGGTCGCCCGGTTGAAGCTGTCGATCACCGAGGGGTGCTCACCGGCCGGCAGCCGCGGCGGCGAACTCTTCTTCACCTTGGCCGGCGGCTTGGTCGCGGCCGGCGCCCAGGGGCAGGCCTCCAGCGCCGTGCGCTTGAAGATGTCCCAGTTCTGCCAGGTCTTCACCAGGTCGCTGGGCAGATCGAGCAGGCCATCGGCCGGCGGATTGCGCCAGTGGTAGGGCTGGCCCGTGTCCGGGTGGATCGAAGGCGGCAGCACATCCTGCACCGCCCCGGCCCGCAGCTCGAACACCGTCACCGGCGCAAACTCCTTCTGCCGCGCCTGCATGGCCTCGATCTGGGCCTTGTCGTTAGTGTCCCGCGCCTGTCTCAGCGCCGCCGTGGCCAGCTTGTGCTTGCTGCCGTCCGGGTCCAGCGGGTTTGGCCAGCTCAGCGAGTGACGGCTGAACTCCAGCCCCTCAGGCACCTTGAACAGAATGCGGAAGCGCGCCGGGTTGCCCACCAGTGTTGGGTAAGCCACCGCCATGTCATCCAGATTGATGCCCAGCACGTCACTGAACACCTGGCGGCAGTAGTCCACATGATCAACGTCCAGCGAGCACACACGGCTCGGGCCCAGCACCACGCCCATGTTGTGCTTCGGGTGCTTGGTCCACCAGGCCTCGGCCTGGTCAGCATCGGTGAAGTATCCGCCCGGCTTGTTCCAGCCGTTGCCCTTGGGCGCCTTCTCGCCCGGGTCGATGGATACCAGCGCCAGGCCGAACTTCTCGATATAGCGCCGCGCCCAGGCGGCAATCGGAGTGGGGCTTCCTGCCTGTGTCATCCGATGGCCCTCACCCGCTTGAACTCGACCGCCCAGACCCAGGGGTTGGCGGCCCACGACCCAGTGCCGTTGATGCCCGCCCACAGCTTCGCAAATGCTTTGCGTGGGTCGGCCTCCCATTCCTGCCAGGGCCAGGCCGCCTCTGCGGTACCGGGCAGGCCGTCACGCTCGGGGATGCCGTGCTTGAACAGAGCTCCGTCCTTCGTTACGCGGGCCAGGCCCTCAGCCAGAGCCTGCTCCTCGCTGATAGCCTGCAGGCGCTCGACGCGGACGGCAGTGATCTCCAGCAGGATGCGGGAGGCCCATCGAGGCATGTGGATGGATGGGCGCCAGTCTCCGCGCTGGTTGTCGTAGAGCTTGAGGTAAGGATCTGGCTCGCCTGGCGCGACGTGAATCTCGCGCTCCGCATCGTCGGCCCGGTACCGCAGCGCGTACATGCTGTCGTAGCCGTTATCGGTGCTGTGCGCGCCGAGCATGTCGATGCCCCACGCCTCGCGCACCCACAGCCGATCACCTGGCTGGCCGTAGGGGCAAACGCGATCGATCACATGCTGGGGCTCGCTCTCAAGCACCAAGGCGCCAGGCGTGTAGATGTTGCCCAAGTCTGGATGCCTGACCGGCTTGGCGATGCGCCGCGTCACCGTCTTACGACCTTCAATGATGGCGCGGACCATAGGTCCACTGAAGAGAATCGGACGCTCTTTCATCCTCGACTCTCCTGCAACGACTGGCAGTCGAAGCACATCTGGCAGCCTGGCACCGCCAGGCGGCGAGCCTGGGGAATGTCCACTCCGCAGGACCCGCATTCCTCGGCGCTCTCGCCCTGGTACTGCACGCGGTTGGCGATGGCATGCTGCAGGCGCTCGTCCTGCAGGCGCTGCGCCTGCTCGAATTGGGCCTCATCCATCCTGGCGGCCCTCCATCGCGGCGCGGGCGCCGGCCATGATGCCGAGCACGGCGCGGATCACTTCATTGCCGTGGTGCTCGAGCAGTGCCACCTCGTGCGGTTTCCACACGTTGTCGGCGGCTCCGCTGTGCAGGCTGCCCACGAACTCGCCTTCTTCCTGCAGCAGCTCACCGACAGCTTTGAGAGCGTCTTGGGTAGCAGCCACTGGAATCGGTCGGTACCACACCGCCCCGGCCGGGCGCATCAGCGCATCGAGCAGGCGCGGGTCTTGGCTGGCGCCGATGATCTCTTCCAGCTCGTCTGGCGTGGGCCAGCGGGCCTCGAAGTCGAACTTCAGCTTCTTCTGCAGGGCATCCAGATCCATGCCCAGGTCGAGTGCGAGGCCAGTGACCCCGCCGCGGTAGTCGCGCCCGGCGCGGTACAGCGCCTGGCGGATGGTGAGTACCGGACCAGCGTCCGGCAAAAGGTCAGTGCGACTCATAACCGTAAAAGGCTCCTTTACGGTGTAGCCATCGCGCAGGGCACGCCCTACTCTATGACCACGACCGATGCAGTGCTGTGTCGTCGTAAGCCAAACAGGCGTGTGAGAGCTTCTGTCTGGCACCCGCCGGCGCGGGGTGTGAGAGTCCCGCGCCGGCAATCTCAGGCGGCGGCGCTATGCTCAGCCGGCGCTGGGAAAACATCTTCCAGCGAACAAACAACACCCAACCCGTTAAGAGCAGCCACGATTCTGCGGCACTCGCTCAGGCCAGGCGTACGCCGACCGCGCTCGTAGTGACCTATCGCGGCCTGAGTCAGACCGACCAAGCCGGCCAGCTGTTGTTGTGTTATTCCCGCCTTCTTGCGGGCAATGCTAAGGGCGCTCATAGCAACCTCCGTAAATGCCACAAGAAAAATACATTATGTATTTATTGGCTGCAAGCAGTTAATACGCCTCGTGCGTTGTCTGGAAAAATACAAGCTGTAGGATTTTCCGCATGGACGCATGGTATGACCTCGCAAAACAAGCAATGGCCTCCCAAGGCATCAGCCAAGAGCTGATGGCCGAGCGCCTGGGCGTTACTCAGGGCGCTGTCGGGCACTGGCTGAATGGCAAGCGCGAACCAAAACTCGAAACAATCAACCGGATGCTGGAGATCCTGTCGCTCCCTCCGCTGGCTATGACTGCACCGAGCTCCACACTCGAAGCAGGCCCGGAACTGACCAGGCCGTTCCGGCGCACAAAAGTAGTAGGGACTGCACAATTGGGCCCAGAAGGATATTGGGATGCGCTAGCCGCTGCAGACGGCTGGCTCGACGTACCAACAAAAGACCCGGACGCCTACTCGCTGCGCGTAAAAGGCGACTCCATGGCACCCGCGATCCGCAGTGGCTGGGTTGTCTGGTGCGAACCCAATCACGCCCTCATCCCCGGCGAGTACGTCATGGTTCGGCGCACCAGCGGCGAGTGCATGGTCAAAGAATTACTCTTCGAGAACCCCGAGGAGGTCAGCCTGATGGCCGTCAACGACGGCTATGGCCGCCTGACCATACCCCGCAGCGACATCGAGCAAATTCACTACGTGGGCGGCATCGTCCCGCCAAGCAAGATCAAATACTAATCGCCAGCGCAGGGACGCCGCAGATGGACCAGCCTACCGAGACCAAAGCAGCGAAGCCCAGCAAGCCGCGCATCTCCCTCACCGCAAAACAGCTACAGGCCGACACAGGCATGCAATTGCTGGTGATCTGTCAGAGCGTGACCAGCGACGGCCGTCTCTCGGATGACGAAGTGCACGAGCTGCGGAAGTGGATCAGCGACAACCAAGGGCACGACCTCCCCGCAATCCAGCACTTGGCCGCAACCCTGGAAGAAGTCCTGCTCGACGGGATCATCACCGACGACGAGCGGCAAGCAGTCTACAAAGCGATTGAGACTGTATTACCCCCAGAGCACCGCCGGATTGCCACTGACCTGCGCCGCCAAGCCCAGGCCGAGGGCAAGGCCGAAGAGAAAGCAGCCGCAGCAGCGCAGCGGGAAGAAGAACGCAAGCAGAAGGCGCAGAACAAAGGACGATCGTTCAACTTTATGGTGGCAGGCACACGCCACGAAGGCCGAGATAGCATCATCGAGGACAGCGTCAGCGCCGGAGACAATGTGTACCTCCGCCGCGACTACAACAATAAGTACAGCCGCCATGCTGTTGCAGTCCTGACCACTGACGGCGAACAGATTGGCTTCGTTCCGGAAGACATCGCTGTCACCCTCGCCCCTCTGCTCGACCAACAGTGGCACCAGAAAGCCTCCATAACGAAGCTCCTCACCCGCGGCCGCACGCCAATCCCAGTGGTGCAGCTGCAGGTGTTCACACCAGAGGCGGCTGGCCACGGCGGATTAAGCAGTGATGCCGTATCAGCTCACATCAGCAAAGCCCGAGAGGAAAACCGGAAGAAGCTCATTCAAGGACTTCTTATATGGGCAGCGCTGATTGCCCTTTTCATCTGGTGGATACGCAGCTGATCGACCTTCAACCATTCAAACAAACCCCGCACCTGCGGGGTTTTTAATACACTCACGAAAATAAAATACATTCAGTATTGACCGCAATAAATACGGATTGTATTTTTACCGCGTACCCACTCTCACACCAGGAGTACGCGGAATGCAAACGACACAGCACAGCTCTACCTGCCAGGTGCACGCGCACCCGGCCCTCCAACCCGCCTACGTCTTCGAAGTGCGCCGCCAGGCGCGTGACGCCGGCTGCCAATACGTCACCCGCGAGCAACGCCGCCGCGCTCAGCCGAGCAGCACCGGCCCGTTCGGAGGTGACGCAGCATGAGCCCCGCGATTCAACTCCTGCTGATCCAGCTCATGCAGCTCGGTGCCCTTCTGGCCTCCAACCCGCGCTTCATCGTGTTCATCGACCTCTCCGGCCACGTCAGCCGGATCGCGGTGCGCATCTACAGCGCCGACAGCGTCTGGCGTGAGGGCGCGCCTGCCCCAACGCTGATTGCCGAAGCAAATGTGCGCTGGGAGCCCTACGACTGGGAGCAGGACACTCCCGAGCGCCACGCTGCCGCGCTGGCTGAGATTCAGCATCAGCTGGAGTTCCTGCGCGCAGCCCTGCACGCCTACCTCCCCGCTGCCAACACCACTATCGCCGACCTTCCGGAGGCCGCATGAACCAGCTCCTCATCGGCCTGCACGGCCTCGCCCGCACCGGCAAAGACACCGCAGCCACCTACCTGGCCGCCCACTACGCCCTGCTTTCCTACGCCTTCGCCGAGCCCCTCAAGCTGGCCATCGCGCAGATGTTCAACCTCACCGCCGAGCACATCGAGGGCGCCCTCAAGGAGCAGCCGCTGCCCGGCATCGGCAAGTCTCCCCGCCAACTCATGCAGCTGCTGGGCACGGACTGGGGGCGCGACCTGGTGCACCCGGAGCTCTGGCTGCTGCTCGCCGAGCAGAACCTGCAACACATGGCCGAGCTGCACCAGGACATGCAAGGCGCCGTGCTGCGCGACGTGCGCTTCGAGAACGAGGCCGCCTGGGTGCGCAGCAAGGGTGGCGTCATCCTCCACATCCAGCGCCCTGGCGCCGCAACGGTTGCAGCACACACCAGCGAGGCGGGCATTGCGGTGCACGACAACGACTTCGTCGTCCACAACGACGAGGACTTGCCGCACCTCTACCTGCAACTGGATCGCCTGATGGGCCTGCTGGTCCGCCGTCAGGCCATGCGCAACGTCGCCTGAGGCTGCCGCCATGAACCGCACCGTCAAGGAAGCGGCCCAGGTCCTGGGCATCACCGAAAACACGCTGCGTGCCTTCCTGCGCGAGAAGGGCCACCTCAACAAGGACGGCAGCCTGGCAGCACGGCATTTCAACGGCGGCAACCTCTACATGGATGCCCGCGCCACCCAGCCCCGCCACCTCGGCTTCCGCAAGCACTACGCCGTGCTCAAAGTCACCGAGAAGGGCATCGACTGGCTGGCCAAGCAGATGGGCATCGAGATCAAGGAAATCCCGCAGAAGGACACCGCCGCATGAGCAAGCCCAACCCCATCACCGACGCCATCGGCGTGGTCAAGCTGGCCGGCATGCACTTCCAGAACCCCACCGCCGTGGACGCAGCCACCGTGCGGGATGCCGCCGCCGAGTGCATCCAGCGCCTGGAGAGCATCCCGGAGCAGGCGCTGGAGCTGGTCGGTCTCTACACCGCCCTGCTGGCACTCATGCCCCGCGGCTGGCTGCCCCACGTCACCCTCACCACCGACCAGGTGCGCCCCTTCGGCGTGGTGGTCACCGACGAGGCCGGCAACATCGCCACCCACGCCCGCGGCAAGGCTGTCGACAGTCTCGTCGAGCTGGTGCGGCTACGGCTCCCGGCGGGGCGCGGGGTGGCGGCATGACAACGCTGGAGCTACTGCAGCAGCGCTGGAAGGCCAACAGCCTGTCGCTGGCTCAGGTGCGCGAGCACTACTTCCCGCACATCAAGACGGAGAAGCGCCTGCGCGCCCTGATCCGCAACGGAGAGGTCGCCCTCCCCACCTTCAAGCACACCGATTCCCGCCTGGCGCCGCTGTACGTGCGCCTGACGGACCTGGCCGCCTACCTCGACTCCCGGGCCGAGCAGGCGGCTTAACCAACCCCCGGCACCACCGGGCTCTGACACATCAACCGAAGAGACACAGCACATGAGCAAACGCCCCTTCATGGACACCCTCCGCGAGATCGAGATGGGTGGCCTGCTGGACGAGCTGACCGACGCGCAG